AATAGTTTCTTGAACCACGATGGGTTATTAACTGTTGCGATTTTAACTTCTGCGTCCGCTGTAAAAGCGGTGGTGGCCTGGGTTTCTCTTCCGCCCGAAGAGATAACGGTTTCTGGGGCATTGTTCGTTGGTTGATTTGGTTCTTGGGAGCCTGTTGCAGTCCCGCTCGCATTATTACTTGATTCTGTCATTTTTACTTATTCATTGGGGCCGAGATTTCATCTCCCGGTCGGATGGCTAAAGGTTTAAAGTGGGGTAGCTAGCCACCGTGCCTCTTCTTTTCGAGGAAGAGGCAAGACTCGTTTTTGGGGTTTTATATTGTTTTTGGGTTTTTATTTTATACTGACATAGTCAGGACAGTTTTCAGACGTGTCGGTCGGCGGCTACAGAGTTCTAGTGTAGGAAAGAATCTATATTACAAGCTTCATTAAGGCGCTCGTAGAAAGACATTTCTAATGGTCTAGCTGGGTTAATTTTAACATGGGGATAATATTGGCGCACAGCTTTAACAATCTGTGGAGACCAGTGTTCATAAACTTCTTTTCCGTGGAAGGAGAGTTCATAGAGACTGGTGACAGCATTGTCTACTGCTATATTATCGGGGTTATCTTTCTTGGTCCAACTGCTCATTTCTAAAACAGTGTTAAGGGTTAGAGGTCCTAAGAAACGTCCTAAGTAAGGTTCGTATCTATAGCCTCGTTTCATGAATTCACATTCGACTAAGGGCTTGAGGGGTATAACGGGTTTTTGTTTGTGTTCATCCGTATATACCATTCCATAAGTCTTCATTGCTTCATGGAGTGTAGTCATGTTGTAGAGGTCACGGTAATTAGTGTGTACCGTGCCTTCATTGTCGTCGCCCATCACAAATGGTCTGACATATTCATCAAAATTGTGTTGTCTACTCCAACTAACTAGATCTAACCAACAAAATCTTAAAAGACATAAGTTGTATAAACAATTAATTAGTGTGGTAAGCGCACCACCACTAGGGTGGCCACTGGGCCAGACATAGATAATACCATTCGAAATATGTCGAGAATTACTAATTTCTAACCACAAGATTTCTCTTATACGGTTATCTATAGGGTTACTCTCGAACCTTGAATACCACCAGTTAACCAGAACTTGTAGCATGTTTAGGACAGCAGGTTGTAACCTACCATCATATTCTGAATAGTCTGCACAAAATACAGCGGGTTCTTTCCAGCCTGCAAGCTCTAAAAGCCTACGAGCTGATGTGTCCCATTGGGAGGAATGTTCATTTGTTCCTGGAGCACAAGAATTGTAAATCTTGTTCTTAAGGAAATTAGCTAGAAAAGCTCCAAAATACATTCTCATTAAAACTAGAAGCCAGAAGGGGCCTCCGGAAAACATTCGTGTCTTTCCTTCATCTACTTTTGGG